CATGGTGTCCTCCGTGAACACCAAGGCCTTGATGGCCGCGTCGACCTCAACAGAGGCCTCCACCTCGGACTCAAGCGGAGAGCGCTCGCCGATGCCCTTGTTGGTGTGCGGACCGCGCGTGGCGTGTGCCGCAACCAAGCACCTGGGGTCATTCGAGCGGAAGAACACCTCCTTGTCCGCGTAGTGGCCGAAGCGAGGCTTGGCGGTACGGGTGCCGACGCCTGCCCCGGTGGGTACACCGGAGACCTGCGCTGCAGGCTCGGCTTCAGTGACGGTCGACGTGAGCACGCCGTCATCACGGAAAGCCATCTGCTGCTCTTCAATACGGCACTCGAGTTCCGCCCGCGGCAGACCAGACTCCTCCCACGCAAGCCGAGCGGCCGCGGCCCGCGCCTCAAGCACGCACTTGGGCGGGGCCTTCGCCTTAGGCCTCGCCACACGGGGCTGAAGCTGTTGGGCGATGACATCGAGAGGGTGATCCACCAGGCCGAGGCCCGGCGGGTACGCGATCCTCTCGGGCGGCACGTCGTCATCCATGGGAGGCCCGTCCCACTGGGACTGCGTCCTGGGCAAGCCCGCGTCCAGCCACCGGGCGGTCGCAATGCTGCCAGCAGGGGTCGCAGACCCACTCTCGCACGAATGCATGCTCTCTGCGGTCTGACGCGCGAAGTCCGCAGCGTCTTCCGGGCAGAGAAACGCGTGCACCTGCGTTTCGTCACCGTCCGGCCCGTAGAAGACAGTAGTCTCGACGGGCGGGGTACCACACGGCGCGCGCGGCGCGCAGTGCACACTGGCGTCTGAGACCTCCACAGACGCCTCCGGTTGCCCGGACGTGCACGTGCGCGCCGCGCTTCCCACCGCCGGGGATGAACCCGACGCATCCATTCCCGTCTCGTCGCAGAAACCGCGTTGAGACGCCACCATGGTGGACACGTAGGAGCAGACATCAACGAACGAGCCGGCCACGCAGCCGGCGACGTCGCTGATGTTGCTTGCCATACGATTGACCGGGCGGTCGGCGATGGGATCGGAGGTAGGCACTTGAGTGCGCAGTGTGCGTCGATGCCCGGCGGCATTGACGATACGGCGGTCGCGCACTATGACTTCCTCCTCAGCATACGGGTCGTCGTCGGATTCCGACGCCGAGCCGACTTCGATGACCGCGACAGCGGCATCGCGCCAGGACGTGC